ATGGCAACAATCAAGCTCGCATTACTGCGCTACACGCAGGCCAAGGATGGCACGTACAAGATACGAATAGCCATCGGCCACAAGTCCACCACACACTACATCGTTACTAAGTACAAGGTAAACAGCCCCAGCGAGTTCTCTGGTGGTGTTGTTGTGCGCATTCCTGGCGCGCACCAGATGAACATCAAGCTGCGCGCATTGCTCGACGACTACGAGCGGCGGCTTGAAAGAGTGCCAGACCCCGACGTGTATTCGTGTAAGCAATTGCGTGACCTGCTTGCATCCATGCGGCCGCATTCCACCGCGGCCACATTCGCCCAGGTGTCGGAGCAGTACCGCGCGGAACTGACCGAAGACGGCCGAGGGGCATACGCGGCGATGCTGGCCAACTCGCTGCGCTTGTTCAGCGAATATTCGGGCGGTGACGTTTTTTTGTCAGAAATCGGCACGGACACGATAACCAACTTCGAGCGGTGGCTGCTGCGCCGCGGCCTGTCAAGGGCTTACACGAGCATGAACATGTCAATGGTGCGCACCATCGTGAACCGCGCCATCCGCGCGCAACTGGTCACATATTCCGTCCATCCCTTCGCCTATTGGAAGAGGCCGACCGACGAGGAGCGCGAGTTGGACATATCACCCGAAGACGTGGCGGCCATCCGCGACGCGGAGCCGCGACTGAAAAAGTGCCGTGTGGCGCGTGACCTCTTCATGCTGTCGTATTACCTGGGCGGCATCAACCTAATTGACCTGCTGGCCGTGGACTTCCGCAATACGTCCGTACTCGAATACGTTCGCCACAAGTCACGCAATACCAAGCGGACGGACAAGCGCATATCATTCACCATACAGCCAGAGGCGCGCGCCATCGTCGACAAGTGGATGGACAAGAAGACAGGCAGGCTGGACTTCGGCTATAAGTTCAGTTACCGCAATTTCTTGCAGTACGTCACGCGCGGCATCAAGGCATTGGCTAAGGAACTGAACCTGCCCGACGCGCGGCGCGTGTGCTACTATTCGGCGCGCAAGTCATTCGTGCAGCATGGGTTTGACCTGGGCGTATCGCTCGAAGTGTTGGAGTACTGCATCGGCCAGAGCGTCAAGGGAAACCGCCCCATCTTCAACTACTTGAAGATTATGCGCAAGCACGCTGACAAGGCTATGCGGCTTATCCTCGACAACCTCGCACAGATAGGCACGGACAAATAAACGCAGTAAGGGGCGGTAAGCAATTCACTTACCACCCCTTACAAACTATCGTATTACCCTTGACACGACCACATACACGCAGCATGCGCACGCCAAGATAAAGAAAAACAACGCCATATATCGCCAGCCATTGTACATTCTTGTTACCTCGCGAGTGTCTATCTTCGTGCGCCATCTATCGCGCCACTCCACCTTCCGTATCGTGTCGGCACGCATCCGCCACCTATCGCGCCACACTTCGCGGACAACAAAGACGGTGTCTTGCCCCGTCAATTCGTTGCGTCTTGTCGAAATAGTTGTTTTTTCGCGCTCTGTGACGCTATCTTTTACGTACCTTAGTACTACACTATCGTGATAGAGATAGACGCTGTCGCGCAAAATATGAGCCTCTACGAGCCTTTTTGTGCCACACCCTGTAAGTATGGATAATATAATCGTACTTATAATCGCCAAAACAAACTTTCTCATAAAATACTTACAATTATACTTATAGCCTCATTTAGAACCTCACTTCCTTACGGCCGTACGTCAGTGAGCCGTACTTGATGCCGTCTAGCCTGTTAAGCCATCCGCGCAAAAACTTATAGTTGGCTGGTCGTTTGCGGCAGATGCCCTGCAAGAACTCGCGGCGGCGTGTCTTCAACGCGTTGAAAAACGCTATCGGGTCTTGCTCGTTAAGCGCGGCGATGGTCTTGTCACCCACCACGCCATCGGGCGTAACGCCCAGCATCTGCTGCGGTATGGTTATGCCCCATTGTCCGCTGCCCCATACCCAGTCGACTAAGATATTGGCGATGCTTTGAGATTTAATGCGGTCAGCCTGCCACCTGTTCCAATAGCACTTGCGCAGTACGTCCGTGGCATCCTTGGCCGTTATCTGTTTGAGGTCGGCCACGTCGATAACGCCGTCGCCGTTCTTGTCGTAACCCTGTTTGCGCCACACGGCCAGCGTTACCCCCTTGTTGGTCGCCCCTCCGCGGTCGTCGGGGTCGTTGACGAAACCGCCCTCCCATGCTAGAATGTAGGGCGCTATAATATCTAATCTAGCCATTTCAAGTCTCCGTATTTGTGTTATTATCCTCGACTTCGCCGTGATTTCTTGTATCTTTATGCATATAATCGCGCCAGTATGGTAGATTTTGGCAGAATTTCAAAGATAACACATAGTAACCATAGTCTACTAGTTTATATAATGGCGTGTCGTTTTTAACTAAAAATCGCAGATTTCTAAGAATATTCGTGCCGTATATGTATATGGCGGCATAGCAGACAACGGACACGCACTGGATAGCCCCCTCTCGGTTGTGCATGAAGTGTCCACACATGAATATAAATGTAATCAAGCCAAAGAAGATGAAGCAATGAACAAAGAACGTAAACGCCTTCTTCCATTTAAAGCCTTCGTGCGCCACCACGCCAGCCAGAAATCCAAAGATAAAATTAACCGCAAACAACAGCGCTGCTGCTGTCATGAAGTCGGTAATGGGTGCTAGAAACCCCATTACTGCGGAAAATAAACTCGCAAAGAAAAATCTAAAATCCATCATATCAAATTGTTTTAATATTATACGTTCATTACGCGGTCTTAGCCGCCTTATCGGCAGATGCACGCTTATATATCATAATGTCTATGTACTCTGAACTATAGTTCAATCTCATAGGCAATTCGATACGCCTTGCCCCCTCAAAGAGATTACGCCCTATACCACTCTTACCTATCCATTCGCAGAACTCCAATAACTGCGATTTGTTTGATGTGAAATAAACGAAGTCGCGCGACATAAGCAATTGCAATACATCGAGACACTTCGACAATGACCAGTATTCCGTGTATGCGCCTACGTCCGTAGACAGATAGGGTGGGTCGATGACAAACAGAACATTCGGAATGTCCTTGTAACGCTCGAACAACACCTTATAATCTTCGCTTACGATTGTCAGCCCATCGAGATAGCCGTCCGCGCTGTACTCATTACCAACCATGCGGTTGTATAATGTAGCCTTTAAGAACTCGCCTAAATTGGTGGCGTATTTCATTGAGAACATCAACGATTGCGAAATCGTATAAAAATCCACAAAGCCGACTTCTTGCTCCTCCTCCGTCACCAGTTCGCGAATGCGGTCGCGCACGTCGTTCGGTATTCGGTGAAGTTTGTCGACGGTACACGCCAACGGCCGTATCTTATCAAGTAGCGCGTCAGTGTGCGGTATGTGTTCTATACGCTTTCGGTAATTGTCGAAATCGTTGTAAATCACTACTGCGTTAGGCTTTACCGCCTTTGCAGTGTGCGACAAAAGGCCCGAACCGCCGAACAGGTCTACGATGGTCACATCGTCGGGGTATTCAGCCAATACCTTACGGAACTCTTTTACAAATCGCCTTTTTTGTCCCATGAACGGCAGCGGCGCACTGGTGTATGTCTTCTTTTTCATTTTGTATATTATTGTATAAAAATACGGGGGGGGGGAGTTCCCACCGCCCCCGTACACACTTAAACTAAATTCCCCAAATAAAGAAATACGGCGTTAAGGCCATGCCTATTGCGATGCCGATAATGCCAGCTATCAAGTCGCCACCGCTAAACTTGCGGTAGGTGAAGAAGTCGGCCACCTCCTTAGCGATAGCCACGCCAAGGGTAAAGAACACAGCCAACCCCATAGCCTCCGACACTTCGCGGTGGAACACCACAAGGTCGAATTTGATAAACAACAGCATGATGAGGATGCACACCAGGAAGTGGTTAAGTTTGTCGCTGTTCTTCTCACCCCATTCTTTTACTTTCTTTAATACTTCCATAATTTTTAAATTTTAAATGTTATTGATAATTGAAATAATGCCACCCAAAGGCACGTACGGCCGTGTAGTATAGCAATGCCACGCTTACTAGTCTCCAATGCACGTAAGGCTTGCAGCCCTTATATTTGTATGCTATTGAGAGCATATTTGCGTATAATGCGCGGTCTGCATTTCTTCTATCCACCTTGTCTCCTCCTCTCTCATAATCCATATCATGTTCAACACATGCTGGATAGAACAGTTTAGCGTAAGGGGGATGTACCCACCTTAATACACCCCTTTCGCATCCACAGCCCCTCATTGCTCGCCTCCTTTCTCAATCTTGTCGCGCGTCAGGGGCTTGTAGCCTTCAATAAGGCGCATTATCTCGCGGTCTTTTTTTGCCCACCACTTGTTGAGAGTATTGCTTACATGTTGCATGGCTGCCATGTAGAACTCGGTAAGTTCGTCTAGCGTTTTGAATGTCCAATATACAGGGGTCTTCTCATCCTGCCACAGTTTGAAAGTAATCGGCAAACTCTTTCCTTGTGTATATAGTGCGAGGTCAAACGCTGCCTTGAAATTGAACTTGTTTTCAAACGAAAGATTTACTACCATCTCTTTATACTTCATACCCCATTCACACTCTGTGTCGCACTCTGTGTCGTAATACTCTGTTATAAGATGTATAAGTTCACTGTCTGTCGGCCTGTGGTCGAAGTCGGCAAACAAGCTAGTTTGCATGCCGTCTTCTCCACTTTCACGCCCGAACCGCACGCGCCACACACCGCGTATCGGGTCTATCTCCTCTATTCTTTGGGCATTGCCCCCTAGCTGTTCTTTATTAATCATACGTCAAAGATTTTATCTTTCAGTTTCATGAACTCTAATGGTAGCCGCTCTTCTTTTAGCTTGCCGTCAAACACCAGGCGCAGAGTTGTCGCCCATCCGAAGGTGAAACTCGTAAGCGTGCCTATATTGCTGATATTCGTATTGTGGCCTGCCACAACCTCCGTATATCGCATGGCATGGCTGCACATCGCCGCCCAATAGGTAGCCCCAGTGCCGTTACCAAGCCCCACGCGTGCCGTGTTGAGGTATTTACCCCACCATGTGCGGCGTAAGAAAGTCATATTCGGGCTTAACTCGCGCATGAATACGTGCTTGTCCTCGCCACCGTTCGGCGTCATTGTCCGCCAATCGGTGTGCGGCGTGTTGGAATTGTAAGCCTGTGTCAGAGCGCCGCTATCCTCCAACGCCTCCGCCATGCAGCCTGGCCAGTTCTCGTAACCCATCGCACCAGTGTTCTGTATGGCAACCTCTTGGCCGTCACTCTTAACGACGTAGTTGGTGTTGCTCTTGTACAACACATCACGCATACCTGCTGGTGCGGTCAATCCGTTCGTGGCCGTATAATTCAAGTAGCCGAACATGGAAGTGCCGTTGCGGCGCCCGTACTTGGAAACGAACAAACCTATAAGCAATGCCCAGTATTCGGTCGAGCGCATTGCGCGCTTGCCTACGGCATAGGCATTGGCGTTCATAGCGTTTTGGTTGCCTGCATCGGGCTTGCCACTCATTATCGCCCTAAGCTTGCCGTTTACCTTAGTAGGGCGTGTCGCGCTCACGAGCCGCGGCGCATGCTCCACCCAGTCGGGTTCGATGTCTACCAGCTCTGCGCTGTTGGTCAACACTACATCGGACCATACCGCCACATTGCAGATTGTGAATACAAGCTTAACTGCGTTCTTAGGTACATCAACTACAACGTACATTCCGGCGTCAAAATCTTCATCGCTCGTTACGACAGGCTCGCCAACCTTACGGCCGTTGGCGTCGACAAACACGTTCGCCCTTGTCGGCGCGGTGCAGAACCGCACCCTCTTCCAGCCTTCCACGTCAATCGTACACACGGCATAATCGGCCAACGCTTTACGCAACACGTTGTCGCCACTCACAAACACTTCCTTGCCGTCTTCATATGCGGCTACGAACTTGATGCCATCTAACGTTATTGCCTTGTGTGGTGCTACGCTCGGTCGCTCGGCATTGCTGCTCCACGCAATGATGTTCTTTTTGCCGAAGTAGTCGTTCACGCCCTTGTACCAGAAGTGCGGATTGTACACGAATATCTCGCCCTGCGCGCCGTCCAGCACGGCTGGCGTTCCGTCATGGAAATAATTGCTGTCGTCGTCGCTCAACTGGCAGAACGTCATTTCGTTGTCCGTCCTGTTTCCCAGCTGGTCGTACTTGGTCATCTTGGCCAACACGCGGTGCCGCGCATCGAGTATGGCCTGCACGTGTCCGCTAGGTCGGTACGGGTTGTTATACAAGAGGCCTGTCTTGTTATCGTGATTGCTCACGTTGGCATCGTTGGCCACCTCCACCCACTGACCGCCACGCTGTACCGCGTCTGTCAGTTCGATAATGGTATATTCGGGCTGTCTGATTTCCAAGCCGTCGTAATATGCTACAAGTGCGTTGAACTCGTCCTTGTCCATATAATTTGTTAACTGGTACTTACCCATCACACCTCCTCTGTTTGGTCTTGGCTCTCCGCTTGGCGTCATACCGCCGATGCCTGCGCGCATCCATTGCAATAAGTCTTGGCCATCACCAACCATATTAGCACGCAATCTCAACCACTTCACATTCGCACCAGCCGTCAACGCCTCCTTGACGATGGCCAGGGCATCAAGCCCTGCGCAATTTTCTATGCGGATGGATTGCAGTGCGGCGATGTTGGCAAATTCCAATCCTGTGCGTGTCAGGTCATGAAGTGAACGAAGCGACAAATTTGAGAAATTATTGGGCAATACCAACTTCCGAATTGGACTACCTTCTGCTAGCGTCATTGACGATAAAGCCGTACATCCGCTAGCATTCACCTCCTCCAATAGATTACATCCGCTTAGGTCTAATCCTGCCAGTCCAATGTAATTGCGAATATCAAGTACACGAAGCATAGGCACTTTGTTTCCAAGCGCAAACTCTGTTAGTGCGTATTTCTTACCATCTCGACCCAAAACGAGCGTTTCGAGCCTCGGCAATGTCGGCAGTGTAAGGTCGGTAAATCCGCCCCATTCGCTAAGGTCTATTTTATTAGCATGCTCACAGCCGTAAAGGTGGAATATAGTACCAATATTAGCGGTCTCGCCATACGTATAACTGAACTCCTCGCCCTTGGCCACTTTCTTATGAATAAGTTCCGAACCCTCGCGCACGAACGACATGTACCAGTCACGCCCACTCCATGCGCGAATGGTCGCGCCTGCTGCCGAATTGCCTTTAAAAGCTAGGTCGGTACGCGTGTAGTTGCCCGTGCGGTAGCGTGCATCGAACAACGATAGGCGGTTTTTGAGCCACCAGCGGCGGTGTGCCGCGCGGCTGCCCTGCATGCTCTCTAAGAATGAATATGTCTTACCGCCTATGCCCTCGGTCTTGGCACGCACATACTTCATTTGTCCGTCCAGGTTATAAATGCGCGTGCAGAACTTCTGCGCCTGGTCTACATCGAAATACTTATATATCAGCTCATCGGTGAGTTTCGAGCGAATGCGCCTGTAACTATTTTGCAACTCATCGCCGAATTGCGTACGCAGGTTATTCCACAGCACGCTGTCATGGCCTGCATAGGCGTACACCTTGCGGCCGCCAACGCTCAACTCGTCATCCAGCGTGTTTTCGTCCATCCACCACGGGTATTTGTTGCGGCCGTCGTTACGCAGGCCGTTGATGGTGTCATTGTCGTAGAAGATGAAGTAACCGCGTACCTTGCCCATTACGGGGTGGTCGCTGGCGTTCGGGTCGTAGAAAAAACACAACATCATGTTTTTTACGCGCTGGTCGACACAGCCGAATATCTCGGTAAACATGAAGTAGTCGCATAGCGATTTCATGTCGAAGTAATTAGCCGCTTCATTGGTGAATTTCTGCGGATTGTCCTTTGTCGACTTCACCCACTCGACGACTGCCTGCAAGTACTTCGGTTTCTTCTTGCCTGCCTTGTACTCCGCATTAAGCGCGTCGTCATCGGGGAAACGCGCCTCGAATACTTTTAGCCACTTAGGCGTGCCGTCCGTGTCCTTGACGTCAAAATCGGCATCGAGGAAACTGCCCATAAGATAGTCGTTGTTGAGAAACTCCCAACACTCGGTGGGGTTCTTTCCGCCGAACAATGTACGCACCCACTCGGCATCGTGGTAGCCTGGGATGTCCCTGAACCCGAACACCTCTTCGGTACTCTTGTCGTTGTTGAGGTTGAACTTGCCTAGGAATATCGGCGCATCGTCTTTCGTTGCGCGGCAGAACAACAATATCGGATGCCCGTCAACTGTTGTGCGTATGTCCTTATCGTAGCCGCTGGCGTACTTCTGCGGCGGCGTAAGCGTGCCGATGGCTTTAAGCGTGTCATTCACAAGGCGCGCCATACCCGTATTGTGCGCACCGCTACTCTCTGCGTAGTCCGCCTTGGCACACAAGCAATCAACCGCCGCACTCTTCTTGTCGCCGCTACCTTTGAAGATGCCAATCTTGGGCTTGGGAAGTTTCACGCCGCCGCGCCCTTGCGCATCGCAACCCTGCCACACTTCGGGCGTAACCTCGGTAACACTAGCCTTGTCCGCTTTCTTTGAATAGGCGCGGTAATTCTTGACGGGATAGGCTAGTGACGACGTGCCTTGTAGCCGCCAGTGGCCACCTATTACATTGAAGTTGTTGGCTGGTTCGTTCGGGTCGACGTACAACCAGCTATCTACGGGATATTTACTTTTCTTGTTGTTGTTGATGGCGGCCTGCAACAGCGTTGGCGTGCCGTTGTCTGCCTTGCCCGTAACGATGACGTAGGGGAGTTTAGACTTGTTCGGTGTGACATTGCCCTGCTCGTCCAACACGTCATTATCGTTATATTCCTTGGTCAATGCGTTTACGTCGCCAAGGTCTAACATATACGCGGCAAGCATCTGCTCGTCCGTCAGGTAGTTCGTGTAGCTGCGCATGGAGAATACCTCCGTATGGCACTTGTCAGAACCTACGACAATATCCATCGGACGCGCCTGCCGTACGCTGTCACCGTTCTCCTTCTGAACGCCGCCCACATTGCCGCCGTTGATGAAGATAAACATCATGTTGGAGTTTATCCGCTCGTTGGCCGTGCTGTCGGCTCTTGCCGCTGGGTACGAAACAAAACCGATATTGTATATCTCGCCCGTGGCGAATTTCCGCGCCACTTCCGCGCCTCCTGCACTGACGAACCGAGCCTCCTGCGTGGTTATCTCAAAGCCGTGGCCTGCACCGTCAAGGCATCGCACGATAACCGCATCGTCGTCCACCACGTCCGTAACGCGCAGGCGGATGCTGAACGCCATTGCATCGGTGGCCAACGGCTTGTATTCGACACTGGCGCGCGCCCTGCCCGTGAGGTGCAGCGCACCGCCCATCCAGCCGTCACCGCCCCACTTGAAACCGCTTAGCTTGGTGGTCACGTTCTTGTACTTCCACTCCTCGCGGTTGGTGTCCTCGTTGCTCCTTCCTGCCGCGCTTAGCTTTAACGCCATATTGTCGGTAGGCTCGGTCAAGTCTATTGCTGAACCGCTTACACGCAGCCCGTACGTGTATGTGGTATCGCCGCACATCACCTTACACAGCGTTTCCCCGTCGGTCATGGCTGTACTCTCGTACTCCACGCGCACGAAGTCGAGGTGCCGCGACGAAACGCCCTGCGTCCCTTCGGTAATGGTCACGGGCTTTCCGCCTGCGCCCCATACTGCGTAAGGCAACTTATAGCGGCCGAACTTCGGCACTTCGATGTAGGGGCGGCTGCCGCCGTCGGGGCTGCCAGTATAACCTGAACCCTCGGCGTAGTCAAAGCGTGCCGCCACAATGGGCTTGTCGTTGCCGTTCTCACGTACGGCAATGTCGAAGTATATGACGTTACTCTTGATTAGTCCGCTTGGTAGCTCCAATTCGGCCACCAGCGCAACGCCGTGGCTGCCATGCCCCATCCTTGACGTGTCTACGCTGAACGCGCCGTTGGCACTGCTGGCGTTAATGGTGCGGTCTTCCGTGTCTATGCCGTCAACGAAGCAGCGCAGTGTCTTCTGTCCGCTGCCCGTAAGTGCGAAAGGTATGCTCACACGGTCGCCGCGCGTTATGTCCGTGGCGATGTCAAAGCTTGATGCAAGGGTAAGCTGCACGGCCGTGACAGTCCATGTTAGAGAACTAACCTGCTTACTCTCTTCTTCCCCTGCCGTAACCTTCATGCGTATGGTGTTAGTGCCAACGCCGATGTACTTGGTAACGTCTATCGTATGAACATTGCCTGCCTGCAACTGCATCTTGATGACGTTCACGTTCGCCCCACGTATGACACTAATATCCGCCATGGCTGGCGTGCCTGTGCTGCTGTTGGTCGACGTGTCGATATGGTCGTACCTGAATTGTAGTTTGACTTCTGCGCCTGCCTTTGTCGTAAGGCTGCCCGTAATGCGTTCCAGCACTATTTTCGTTGCCGCCACGCTGCCGCCGCCACCTCCGCCGCTGAATTGTTCGGTTGTGGACAATTCTTCGTCGTTCTCGTCCAGGAGTGATATTGAGAATGCTTTGTCATTGCCGTTCTCAATGGTGTTGAGGCGTAACTTCTTGCCTGGGTTAATGTTGGTCAATGCCGCGGCGATGGCCTTGCCCTGTACGGGGTTCGTTCCGCCTGGCGTTATAGTTTCGTCAACCTGGATTGTAGGCACGTTCAGCTGCACACGGCCTGCCTTGTTCGGCTTTAAGATAGCCGTGTCCGTGCCGCGGATATACTCTATCTCCTTGATGCCGCCAGTATCGCCGAATGTGCGCCAATTCGTGGGGTTTGACCATTCTGTATCATTCTGTGGTGTATTACCTACATATTGTCTACTCTGCCATTCTGTTAACACTAATGCTGTTACAATTAGACCGCTTATACGCTCTTTCTTTGGAACGAGTTCGCATGCCCCCATGAAGTCGGCAAATGTAGTTAAGTGTTTAGCCGTCGCGTTGTAAACATTACCCCCAATGCCTTGCTTTTGTTCAAGTGCCGTAACGCGCTCACGTATGCCTCTAAGCATGTCTGTCAACCTGTTCTCATCGGTAATTCCTTCAAGAAATCGAATTACCTCGTCCAGGCTGTCGATGGCCGACGTCTGGCCGCCAGACTTCATCCTGTCAACCGCTGTTTTAAGGTTGTCGAGAACTCCGTTAGTTGTCGTTATAATGTCCTTAATCGCCGTATCGCCGTTCGTGCGGCTGGTGGCCTCTGCATTGATGGCCGCCTGCAAGGTGTTCAAGTCTTGCAGTATCTTCGTCACGCGGCTGTCTTCGCCGCTCTTGTTCAAAAGCTGTTCTATGAGGTCGGCCGCGTCCTGAAATGCGCCGCCAACCCTCTGCGCGGTATTCTCACCAGCCTGCGTTGCGCCTGCTATCGCGTTCGCCTTATTGCGTAAGTCGTTGATTGTCGCCATGCCTAATCTCCTATTGCGTGTATTCTTACTCGGCTGCCGTACACTTTGCGCCCACCACGGCCGCACTTGTCGGCATCCCATGTGTTTATGTATGCCAGGCACGAGGAGAGATAGCTCTCGGCCACATTCATCGCCTCGTCATACCTGCGTATCTTGTTCTTATTGTCTTCCCTGTCGGCGTAGCTATCTCGGTGCTGCATCATTCCCGTGCGCGTGAGCATTCCGCCGTCCGCAATGCTCATCTTCGCATAAACGAAGTAAGCTAGGGCTATCTCGATGCCTGCGCACTTCCGCAATACGCCGTTATGCTCGTACTCACCGCCTACGAGTAGCGTTTTTTCTTTTTCCCCCAACGTGTCGGGGTCAAGTAGTTTCTTAAACAGCCCTAACCCGATGGCTGGAATTATCTGCATGTCCTCGCATTCGCGAATGAATGCGTTAACGTCCTGTTCCTCGATGTGCCTAGACGTCGGCCGCGCCAGTTCCCTGAACTTGTCGGCCGTGAGTATGTGATTATTCGCCATTTCCCTTGTCGTTAGTTTCTGAATTGATGTACTTTAACGGCCTTATTGAGAAGTTGCGCGATATAGCCTTATCGTGCCAATTGGCGAATACGCTCGTTAATGCGCGCTCGATAAACCGCTGCTCTGTGGTCACCTCGCCTGCATAATATTCGTACGCATCGCGCATCACGTCACCGCTGAACCCAAGCTTACCGATGCGTATCGCGTGGAATATCTCTTGATGGAATTGCGAGTATATGCGTTCTGTTACGCTGGCCTCGGTGACATTGAACTCCTTGTCGTAATTCTGCACCGGGAAAGGCACGACTTCGGGCTTATCCTCGTCATTCTCCAACTCCACGTACAAGATTTTTGAACCGCGCGTGTCGCCCTGAAAATTCTTCAAGTCCTCATCGTCAATCATCTGCCGTTCTTCCTCAATCTCCACTTCCTCGCCGTTCTCGTTGGTCGTAGTTACGATGTGTGGCACGCCCTTCTTGGCGATGAGCATGCACGATATTAGGAAGTTATTGCGCACGTTTCGGTACTTCACGTTACCCAGCCCCTCATCGGTTGAAATCTCGGTTATCACGCTGTCGTATATCGGCGTGGGGTATTGCCATTTGCCGTCCATAGACAGCCACAGCACTTGCCCCTTGTAGCCGTCTATCCCTCCTGCCGCCGCTATCTGTGCTTGCACCACGGTTGGGTTGGGATTGAAGGTGTTGAAACGCGTGATATTCTTCTCGTTGACAAGTTGCGGTCGCCCATTACGCGTCTTCCTCCCCTGCCAGTCGCAATGCACGAGGATGTGTGCCACATTGCCTGCGCTGTCGGTTTCTTCGAGCCTGCACAGCTCGAATGGTATGTGGTTTACTTCCGTTATCTGCCCTAGCACGTTGTAATTAATGTGAAGGGCGAGACCTGCGAATGTGGTTAAGTCCTTGGCCACTGCGCGCAACAGGTCGTCCATCGTCGAGCCGTCACGGCTGATAACCATAGCCGATAAATTCTCGTCGTTAAGTCCGAACCCCTCGACAAACTTCTCATAGCGCGACAGGCACAGTTGCGCTGTACCTGATGCAGCGATAATGGCCATGATGTTCTGCGGATATAGGTTATCATGTCCATACCCTTGCAGATTGTATTGCCTTATATAGCTGTTGTCAAATCGTCGCTGCGGTTTCTTGGCATTCTTCACATTCATAGTCTCGCCCTTTCTATCAATTACTTCTTACCTTTGTTTCCCTTCGCGGTGTCGTCCTCTTTGGGAGTTTCGTACGTTTCGAACAGCCCCACCTGGTCGGGGTATTCCTTCAAGTACTCGGCGGCAACTTCGTCCGTGAGGTTCTCATTTGAGAACACCTTGCCTTCTTGGAAGTTCGGGCAATTGATGATTGCGCCCGCCTTCAAGTTATACTTCTTTACTTCTGCCATTTTTCCGTATTTTTTAATGTGATGATAAATTTCTACAACTGCGTCGTGATAGCACTGCTGGCACGATGTCTGCACGAACGTACGGCCGATAACGGCCTTGTATGTGCGTTCTATCGCATCTTTATCGGCTTGGTTGAAGGGGGCATCGAAACGCCCCCTCAACTCGTCAACCAACATTATAGCGTCCTCAATGGTCATAATCTCTTACTACTTGATGAGTGCGCCGAACGCGGTAGCCGTGGTGCTGCTGTCGGTGTTGAAGTAGAACAAGGCCGACTTCGGCACGCTCGTTTCCTGCAATGTCACGAGCCATCCGCCGTCCGTGTCTTCGCTGTACTTCTCATTATCGATAGCACTAGCGCGCAAGCCTTGGAAGTAGCCGTACACTTGGTACTCCGCTTTACCGCCTGCGCCCTTATGAACGTTCTTAGTAATCAAGACAAACGAGCCGTTAGCCAGTCCGTCAATGATGTTCTGCGCCACTTCTGGTCCGTTGTCGAGTACCGCAATTGGTATCTCGTTCGTAAACGTGTTGCGATACGTCCCAGCCACCATGTTTGTTTTTGCGCCGCTGAACGGCTTTTGCCCCATCTGGGCAACCGCAAAGCCCTTCTTGCCACTTTTCAACACGAATGTTTTAAGAATATTCTTGTTGTCGGGGTCAAAGATACATTGCGCGAAGTCTACGTCACCGCGGTTACAGATGATGGCATCCGCCTCCATGCCCTTGACAATTGGGTTCTCACAATCGATGGCTATCGCCTTACTGATTAGGCTGTCGCATATTCCTGCCATAATAACCTCCTTTCTTGTTTAAAACGCTGCGTGGAACATATCGTCTTCGAGCAGGCTAGTGCCTAGCTTACCTTGGATATCGATGTACAAGCGGCGTTCCTTATTCTCGTACCACACACGGGGCGTGCTGATGATGTCATCGGCAGGACATCCGACCATCAACTGCTCCTTATTCGCGAATACCGCGCGGTACGGCTTGTTCAGCTTAGTGCCGGTATTCTCATGTGCGTTGATGATGCGGTCGAAGATAGACACGCGAGCCACTTTTACACCGCCATACGTCGATACCTCGATGCCGTCGAACACCTTATCCCAGGGCATGATTTGATTAAACACCTTCTTCAAGTCGTACGCCAGGGCATCGGCCATTGCACGTGTCATAAACAGTACAGCGTTGGGGTCGTCGACAATACGGCTGTCAGCATTCATAAGAATGCTATCTACCAAATCTGTTGCCACGCCCTTTTTGAGCATTTCCGCCTTTTGGTCGGTCGCCGTGGTCTTGGTGTTGGCTGCGATGGCCGTCAACTGCTTAGAACTAGTGGCACATTGCGCAAAAATGCGTTTCCAAAGGCCGTCACATGTAGTGAACAGCGATGTGTCTGTGCCGTTGGTTAGCGTTCCACCGTTGGCGATGGTCTTAGCGTCCGTGTCACCGAACCACCCCAAACGCCAAATCATCTGCTTTAACGCCCTGTCGATGCGCGGCAACAGAATATCGGTTGTGAAGTCCACCTCAGTAATGTCGGCGATGTCCGTACCTTTACGCAGGCAATACTCGGCAACAGTATTTACAAGGTCCTCATAACACAGCTTCATCGGTGCTTGCCAGTTGCCTAACGCCCAGCGTTTCAAGCCGTTCTTTATGCTGACGTCGTCAAACACGGGGTCACACCCTGAGCCCTTCTTACCAATGGCGTTCATGTCACCGATAAAGCCTATCGGGTCGCCGTGGTTCACTTTCTTGAGAGCGATGTAATCGCCGAAATTCTCGTCCTGGTCGATGCTGTACAGGATAAGCTCCCTCAAGTTCTCGACATTGACGGAGTTCATGACGATACTAGATAGTTGTTTTGCCATTTTATTTCTCCTTTCTTTTTTTAGTTAGTACCTTTTCTCTTGTACTTGTCGCGGATGGCGGCCTTCTTGGCCTCCATAACGGTAGCCCAGTCGTCCTTGTCGCCCTTCTCGGATGCGTTCTTTCCGCTCGGCTCACGCCTGGGCGGTACGTAACCGCTCGAAATCTTCGCCAAAGCCTTCTCACCTCCTGCGATTTTAACAGCATTGAGGATGCGCAAATCGTCGGCCGTCTTCGCGTTGGCCAACGCCTGTGCCTTGGCCTGTTCCAACTCTTCAATTCTCTTCTTTAACTCCTCGACCTCGCCTTCCAGTTCAGCGATACGCTGCGCGTCTTCCATTCCTCCTTTGGGGTCTGGGCTTGACGTTCCGCCGTCCGTAATTTCGGTTATTACGCCGTCCTTTACGATGATGGTCTTGCCGTCAGGCATGTTGTGCGTTCCGTCTGGGCTGGCCTTATCGCCCACCTGCGGGTCTCCCTCCTCGCGCTCGATGGTGAGCGTTTGGCCGTCCGTGGTGGACAAGTCCATACCACACTCCAACTCGCTAAGGCTTTTAATGCCCAGCTTAGCCAGCACGCGGTCAATGATGGATGCCTTTACCTCCACCTTCTTGTTTTTGTCTTCTGCCATTTTCTTTTGTTTTTTGTTAATAAAATTATTGTCGATTTTCGATGCGCTTATCGGCGCAATAACGCTGCCTATAAGTCCCATTGCCATAGCTTTGTCCGTATCGATGTACTTGTCTTCATTCATTAACGCCTGCATTTCCTCGCGGTCACATCCGCACCGCTCGACATATAGGTCGAGCATCTTCTCTTGGCTCTCGCGCAGCTCCTGCGCAGCCTTGTCGAGGTCGTCCGCCGTAACTGTGTAGTCCAATGCCCAACTAGGCAGCCACGGGTTATGCACGCACAACGATGCGTTCTTATACGCCTTGCGTCGTTCCTTTGGTGCGGCCATAAGTAAGATAGTGGCCATTGATGCAGCCTTACCTTCCACGATACACGTAATCTCCTTACCTGTCGCGCGTAATCGGTCATACATCGCCCAGCCTTCGATTACAGAACCGCCGTTACAATGAAGATATACGTCAATGGTATTGTCGTCTTCTGAAATATTCTCACAAAAATTAGAAATATCGTTATATGTGACACCACCAGTCATGCCCCACAATTCGAGGCACTCTTTCTCTTCTTGTGTCTGTATGTCGCTACGAATTTTTAAAACTGCCATAAACAAAAAAAATGAATTATTACACAAAGTTACTTTACATTTGTAAGCAAACTACTTACAAGCCTTTCAACACAACTCGCGAATTATGCGACAAAAGAGGGGCGGCCAGTCTTCACAGACCAACCGCCCCACGGAGTTAAACCAAAATAAAAACAAAATGAACTTATATCTGCCGTGCCATGCGCTTAACTACGCGGTAGACCGTAGCTCGGTTGCATTCGTACCGCTCACTAAGGTAATAAGCGATATATTCGACTTTATGCCCTTCTTTTTTCAACCTGCACCACTCACCGTACATGTCGATGTATCGCACATCCTCGGCCTTTATCCCGTTGTCCGCCATTATCCGCAGAATGCTTTGCGCGGCATTAAGTATCTCGTATTGTGTCATGCTCGTTATTATTTAAGTGTAGCCATTCTCTCAATAGTCTGTACCCTGTTTTGCGCCGCAGTTATCTCCTCAACACTCACCACTGGCTGTGGCGCCATCATCATCCCCTTAGCTACCGCACGTGCTAGGAACTCTTCGCCAATCTGTGGACTTGCGCTATTTTGCCCAACAATCGGAACACCGCCTCCGATTTGGTTGAATGCGGATAGGGCAGGGGAGAACATACTTGTAGCTGCAGCCGTGAGTACGCTCTCTCCGTTTGATAGACGCGCGCTAATACTGTCAGAAGTACCACTACCAGGGCCACTAACGTAACCTCCGCGAGCGAATTTGGCAGACTTGACAGTCTTAATCGCGGTGGCCACATTGGCTAATATACCTGCTATACCTGCTGCCATCGTGGCTAAACCTATAACACCCTTACCACTCTCTGCGGCTGTCATCTTGGCGATGGCTACACCAGTCTCGATTGCTATCTGCGCTAATGCTATCATTTTTGAAAGAACAGCCAGCGACTTACTATTTTCCCCGAATTGTTCTGCGACATCCTGCACTCCAGAGATTATACCACTAATGGCTTGAGCTTTAGCGGCCTCAACCTCAATTTCTTTTTCAGCCAGTTCTTGCCGTGATGCCTGATAATCGCGTTCCATTTGTAACTTGCGGATATTGAACTCTTCTAAGGCCTCGCCCTCGCGCTGCTGCGCGTCGTCTAATAAGGCCTTACGCTGCTCCATCTGGATACGTAATAGTTCAATCTCTACATTCTCACCGCCTGTAATTTCTGTTTCAAGCATTTTTTGTTTGAAGCGGTCCTCGACAGCTTTCTTCTGCTCGTCTAGCAGATGGTTATTATATTCCTTGTATGCGTCTTGCTCTTGCTTGTAATATTTTTCGTTCACCGATGCCAGTAGAGCGGTCTTCTCTTCCTCGGATATTACCATCCGCTGTATTTCCGCCTGTTCCAGCTTATAGGCATCATTAATGGCCTTAATGCGGTAGTTGTATTCCTCTTGCGTTCCTTTCTCTACGCTCGCAAGCATATTCTGTATGTAGGTCTGTTCACGCTTTATCCGCTCCTCGTTTATTTTGTCGTCGAACTCCGTAAGCCTTTTTTGCTTGACCTCTTCCAGTAGAATTATCTGCGCGTTCATCGCCTCGCGCGCTCTAGTTGTTAATCCTTTCTCTGTTTCAAGTCTCCGCTTAAGGTCTTCAATCTGTCGGTCATACTGCACTGCTATAATCTGCCTGCGCTGTTCGGCTGTCTGCTCGATAATCTGCGTTAACAGGTCTTCGGCCTTTCTGACCTCTTCGGCCTCCTTTCGCGCTAATTCTGCTGATGATACTTTTTTTTCCTTTCCTTTTTCCTTTCCTTTATTCTCGATAAATCTGTTATTGCCGGTCTTCTCTTCAGCATCAACGCCAGCCGTGTTAGCAATGTTAGTGGGTATTTCGATATGGTTTATTTTTTTGTTTTTTATAACGCTATTCACAGCATCGACGGTATTACCAATGTTTTCAACGAAGTAATTTTTGAAATCCTTAAACCCGTCTTTAAATGATGATACAAAACTATTGGCCAACGCATCTTGCCCTGCCTTTATCTTCTCCGCAGAGAAGGTCACAATACCCTCGATTATCTGCCCTATTGCTTTCAAACTTCGCCCTACGTTCTTCGCGCCGTCAATAATGAGATTAAAGGCCAGCTTGACCGCTGCCCACAGGTTCTTAAAATTGACTACAAGCGACTGCACCAACGTGCGGAATGCCGTACTCTCGTTATACAGGTCTATGAAGTAGTTAATCGTGTCAATAACGCCCCTAAGCAAGGCCGTTAGCCACTTAGTAGACAACAATTTGACCTGTGAAATCATGCCGCCAAATCCTTTGTCGCTCATATCGAATAAGGCGGACATAGTCTTGTTTAGTTCCGCAGTGGCATCCTTCTGCGCCTTCATCTTCTTACCCCATCCGCCTGTGGCGTCCTGTAGTTTATCAAGACTTATCTCCATGTTATCGAGCTGTTCTATCATCTTCAAGCCCGCGTTTGCGCCTTGCTTGCCGAACACGTCCTTAAGCACCGCGCCTGCCTCATTGGAGTTCTGCGGTATCTCGCGTAATTTCGCACTAACGAGTTTGATAGCGTCAAACGTACTTACCGCACCAGTCTCGAGGTCGCGCTGTAACTTCTTCGAGTTGATGCCGATGCCGTCTAGTGCGCTAGCCGTGGCCGTGGCCATCTCACGAATTTTTTTACTCGCCATCTGAATGAGGGCAAGGCCGCTGTCGCTGAATATGCCGCTGCGTGTCTGCTGGATGATACCAACAAGTTCTTCACCGCTGATACTCGCATCGTGAAAGGCTGGCGCGTATTGCTTAATCTTGGCTATCATATCGCCGTTAAGGTCTGCACCAGCCTGAAATCCCTTGTTAATGATGTCCAAGGCCTGCGCTACATTATAGCCATATTGCGATGTCAGCACGTCCACCGCCTCTAACGTTTCCTTATAGTCCTTGCCGTAGGTGTCGGCCGTGGCCTGTATCTCATCGCGCACGGCTTTAAGGCTCTCACCCGTCAAGCCCAGGAACTCACGCGTTAGCCGTGTACTTGTCAACAAGCCCTTGTTGTAGTCGTAGAACCACTTGAAGGCCACGCCGGCACCAGCGATGCCAGCCAGGGAAAGAAATACAGGGTTTGATAGTAACCCCAACAGGGTTGTGCCGAACGCCTTAGCCTCGTTCGCCGCCCCGACGAACACGCCCTGCAAGCCCTTGCCGTTGTCGGCCAGCCCCATTATTGACGAGCCAAATTTTGTATTCACGCCTAACGCGCTCTTAATGCTGTCCTCATAGCTGCCGACACTGCGTTGAAAGCGTTGTGTAGCTGCTTCCGCCGTCTTCAACTCGTTAGTAATGTCGTTTATGTGCTTTTTCAAATTTTCGCCCTTGGCGGCCGTGCGCTCCGTACGGCTTAACGCATCGTATTCCTTCGTAGCGTTGGACAGTTCGGCGCGGAGTGCGCGGAGTGAGCCGTTCTGCTCGCGTTCCGTCTTGATGTTGTTCTGCACCTCCCTAGACAATTCGCGGATATTTCCCTGGTAAGCCTTGCTTTGCTCATTTACTGCTGCCAATGATGTAGCGTACTCGTCTTGCGTTATTCTGCCTTCGACGTAGTCGTTTAGCAGCCTTTTTTGCGCCTCTTTCAATTCGGCTACCTTCGCCTTATACTTGGCAATGCCCCTTATCGCATCATCGTAGTTAACGCGGATATTCAATATCATCTGTTCTTCGTTGCTCATAGTTCTAATATTTTAGCTTTAACATCGTAATATCAGCCAATCCGTTGTCATCTGTTCTAATTTCTAATACAGCGAAATAAGCGGAATATTGTGCGAGATACACAGGCCTTGTCTCGTCGAAATTTGTTAAGTCAACTTCTCGCACCCTCATCTTCTCTGTAATAATTTTTGCCTCTTTCAAAGCATCACGGATAACAGTATGTTTAGCATCGATAATGTTTTGTAGGGACATGTTAAAATACAATCTAATGCATCCATCGTCGTCTGTCTTATATTGCATAATTCTATCCTTACATGCCTTATACTGCGGTGGTTTAGCGTTCTCCTCTGTCGTTCCGTCTCCTTGAACGTATAATGGAATGTTATCCCCATCGGTCGCGGCAAATGGAAGTTCGAAGATTGTACTCTCCAATTCTAATGTTTCGTTTGGAATACGAATAACCCCGTTATAATTATTCTTAACCGTGTCATCAGATTTCCATCTGTAATAACTATTCTGTGCATAACTGTCGATATGAAATGTTATTTCCTTTGGCTTATTCTCATTACCTTGAGCAATAACCCTATTAGTCCAATCAAGGGCGTGATTGCGATTTGATAGAATTGTTGCGAAGGGTTTAAAGAGAATGTAATGCGAATTACTCTCACGCTTAACAGGGAATGTGCCAGTTAGTACTGCCAACGTCTTGATAAGGTCGAATATCTTAATATTTGGTAAATTTATGTCGATAGGGTAGGGCGTATTAAATGGAACACTGTCACTCTCCGCAGCCGTCATTGTAACAGTACCCCCGATAAACTTAGCATCACGCAATTTATTTATGGCTTTTCTCTTCCACAAGAATAGCACAATATCACCCTCTTCTATACTTATTTTCCCTTTCCCATCATAATCAAATCGTAAAGTATCACGATAGCCGTGCTCAACATCAATAGCCCAACCACTATCAGTGTCCGCCCCAATTGTAAACTCGCGTGTCTCCTTCCTCCCCTTGATTATTAGAGATAACTTGTATGTGTTATGCAGGACAAATCGGTCGCCACGCCATCCTCTAGAGGCTGTTCCATCTGTATTTGAGAAACTGCCACCATGGATACTATGTCCGCTTGTGCCAACAGGACTCATGCCTTGTAATGAGAACTCCCAACCGCCGCTTACATCGAAGATAATATCGGTACTTGATAGCGCAAGTAGCCCGTTCTCTTCTTGGCGGAATAGATTATTACCGCCGATGGCGTTAATCCTTAAAAAACCATCCTCTTCTGTAGGGCCTAATCCGACATGGTATTTTTGTTGAAATGTAAGCGCGTTAGATTTTTTGGAGACTAATGGAATGGCGAGAGTATCAATAAACTCACGGGCGTCACCAAGAAAGTCAAATTCTATTCCGTATTCTTGTTTTATTCGCTCAAGAAGCCACGACACTCGCACCACTGGGTGGATGTATGCACGCCTTTTTTGTCCGCTATCCCCACGCCTCCCTCCAAAAAAATACTCGGTGCGCGGTGTCGTTTTTTCTTCTTTAGGAAAAACCATATTTTGAGCAGCCGTCCACTCGCTGATGCTAACTTCTTGGTCGCGCCATGGCGTATAACGCGCATAACCATAACCAATACTTTCGAATTGACTTTTAGTCGATATTTCGTTTTCTTTTTGAAACAAAATAGTGTGTGAACTGCTTAAATCTCGAAGGCTAACTCCTTTCTTGCTCATTCTCTCTAGCCTCCTCGATAAACCCCAATGTATTGACATTTCAAATGCTGTGTTTGACACGCGCAAGATTGTAATAATGCCATCTCTTATAAGCTCAACGCCATTCCGATAGTAGCTTACATTATGGTTAGCATAGGTGGCTATTCCTGCACTCTGTACAAGGTCGGAATGCCCAAGAATACGTTGATTACGTGATGTTTTGGGCAACCGAATAGAGAGTGTGCTGTTCTGTGCCATATCGGACACATTTCGGAATAAGTTACTTTTAATATTCAGTGCAATTTTTGTCTCTGCGTTTATATCAACTAATTCACCATCAATATATAGTCTCTCGTCTTTCATTGCTTATAATTTTTGAATGCTAGTCTCAGGTAGAACGATGCTACATGTAAAATCTTGTAAAGGCGCACGACTACAAGAGTATGTGCCAGCCACAACAGACACAGCCATCCAGCGTGGCACACCGTCACGCCAGCCCTGGAATAGTGACACGCTTGGACTTGTCACGAGGTCGAGAAGCATCTCCCAAGTCTCTGCGTTAACAAGTGGGGCAAATATTGGTACGCTGTCCTCTCTGTTCATCTGCTGCAATCGTCCGTTATTGCCACGATAGCCGTAGCTAGCATCATAGGCCAGTAGGTTGTTGCGTATATAAAGGCTATCAGCTGATGTCTTACACTGTTCTTGTCCTCCTTCAAACAAATAATAACAATAAAACCCATGGCGGTTTATCCACCGAAGGTAATAGCCATTCTCACAGCCATCGCGCACGTCAATTGTGAACAACTGCTCTTTAGCAGGTTTCTGATACATAAAAGTAACATCGAATGTATTATCAAATACCACCACATAGTCGGTCGGAGCGGTGAAGTATGCCTTTATTTCATTCCGCGCATCCATGCCCAATGTTATCGGAATATTCCATACGCCGACAGATGGCAGCTGATGTAATGCTGGTGGCTGTCCATCTACAGTAATGGCTAGTTCGTTGTTTTCTGTTGGCGAAAACAGGCCAATTGTGAAAGGGTAGCCACGAAAATAAGTAACTCTTCTGTGGCTGTTATATTCTTCCTTACCGCCAATCTTCATCGCTCCCCATACGTAGAAGACGTTAAACCTAAAGTCTATCTCGTCTTCTATCTCAAGGACAACCCCTGTGTATTTAACTAAGATGTGGAAATTTAACTCTTTTCCCATGCCTGTTTTTTGAGGTGCTGCATAGTCCACATCTTCGAAGTTTATTGTATCAAAAAACGACTGTATATACTCTCTAACATCTGTATAGATTGCATTAGCATAGCCATACAATTGTATTATCTCCGAATGCTCGCCATCGGTGATTGTTATTGTGGCCGAGAAGTCCTCATCGCGCACGCCCTCAATCTTTTTTATCGTTATAATGCACGGATTAAAGGCCATTCCGATTTCATCTGGACATCTCACCTGTATAACATCCTTTGTTATTGTTTTCATTGCGCAATAATTGAATTTGTGTAGATGTTTTTTATTTCGACTCGTAATATAGCTGTTATGCGTTCTCTTATCCTTGCAGTCGCGTCTGGTATAGCGTTAGAGTAGATGTCTGTACGGCCACCAGAGCGGAATAATCGCGTACCATCCTTTTGTATTTTTTTTGCTATGAAGTACGCCAGTGTTCGGTCGCCGCGTTCCTGTGGCGTGTACTTGTGCGGCCTGTCCGTGGTGTATGGTATCGGCGTCCCCTTGATGCCCTTGTCGCGCATCCATTGGAGTATAACTTTGTAAAAGTCCTTCGGTGCAGGTCCAGGTTTGCGGCCTTTTTCCAACTCATCGAACGCGGCACGGCCGTACAATGTGCCTTCACTTTCATTCACAACAGCATGAATGCTGGCCGCCGTCTTGCCGCTGGCCTTCTGGCCTGCCGCGAAATGATGGTCTATGATGGTGCGTTTCAGCCGCTCCAATTCCTCGGTTAGGATGGTGCGCGCCGCATCCTCGAATGTTATAGGCATGCTCCCCTCCTCTCTTCAAGTGTCAATTCAACGAATACGCCCGTATAGTATGCGCTGGCACTCTCGTAGATGGTCGTATATCGCACTTTGTCTGGCAATGGCTCGAAGTGGTGGCATGCTCCTAGTTCTTGCATGAACTTAGCTGCTGCTGTCTTCATACGTGTATAAACTTCCTCGTTGTCGTCACCATTGGCGTCACGCACAACCTTATCGACAAATGCCAGGGCAAGGTCTTCACTATCGCGTAGCATGCCGTGCGCTATATTCAAGTGTCCGCCTACTGGTAGAATGCATATAATAGCAGGGAGGCGGACACGGTCCGCCACCTCTGCAGCTGCATTCCAATCCTCGAATATGTAGGAATATTCGGGGAACTTGTCCTCGGCTATCTGCCGTATCTTATCCTCTATGCCCATTGTTGTACTCCTTAGCTAATCTCTTATTAAACTCCTTCACCTCATTGTCCATCTGCATACACTTGTACACTCTCACCCACGGCACATTTGTAACTTCCTCGTGGTCGGTGATACCCATGCGAAGAGCGTACCAGTCGATAAGTCCGAATACGCCGAACTTCAACTGCTCGACACCTGCCCTAACTTCCTCGGCTGTTGGCTTACCCTTCACGCTGTCGAATAAGGCGTTTATACGTTGCACTTGTCCCAGCACCCATCCGCAGAACCGCACAATATCGACCGCCCAGCAGTTGTCCACCGCCTTTTTGTCCATGCCCAGCAGCACCGAACAAATCGTGTAGAACATGCCACGGCCGTCTTGGCACTCGGATAACTGCACCATCTGCCCGATGGTCATGTCGTCCAGGTTGTCTGGCGTGGCGACATTGCCCACACGCAGTGGCCGTGTTAGCTTGTCCAATTGTAAGTGCTGTGTGTCATTGCTATGCTCCGCACGCACTATCCATTCGTAGAACCTCGTACTCTTATCCATATCATCCTAATGTGTTATAATGTGCCTTCGCCCTGCCCTTGCGCTTAACGCCCAACTTAGACAACGCGAAGTAGCGCACCGCATCGATGGCGTGGTTGTACTTGTCTATCGGCGTGTTGGTCTCCTTACCGTACCTGTCGACCTTCCACTTGTAGTTGTCGCGTTCCTCGATAAGACCCAACGAACGTCGCGTAACATTCCACTTATAGCACTTCAATATGCTAATTCCCGTGCTGATGCTGTCCTTGCCTTTCGGCGCAGGAACGACCCACAACCCTAGGTTGTTCAGTTCCGCAATGCTCTTCGGCTCTGCGCAGTCCGCCACGATGAGGTCGCGCCGCGTGATGCCGCACTCTTTTGCCTTCTTGGCAATGTCTGGGTTAGTCAACCCACACTCGTAGATAATCTCGTCCGTCCATAGCTCGCCATGCGCAATAACGTTATGGGTTAGCGCGGTCGGGTCATTGGTAAAACCGAAGTCAAGGCCGTAGCCCTCTATCTTCCAGCTGTCACGGCTCGGCATTTCGTCAATAATGTTGATGTTTGGGAATATCACGCCCGTGAGCTTACCAGTAAGACCGCGCGCGTACACTTTCCATAATTCGGGGTCTGCTATCCCCTCTATCCGTGCGTGTTCGTCTTCCGACAAAAACGGGTTACCGCGGTGGTCGCTGATGATGGTCTTAACGCCCTTACCGCCTTTTACGTCGTTGTGCGCCCAAAAACGAGCCGTGGGGTTGTAATCGATGTAGACACGCTTACGCGTTCTTATCTGCAATTGCCAATAGATGTCATACGGCACGCCGTTAGCCTCGTTAATGAATAGGTAGTCGCGCTTGCCATTCTTGGCATCCTGCGCATCCTTGTACGATTTGAACTCGATTATCGAGCCGTTAGAGCATAGCGCGAAGTGGTCGCTCTCGTTTATCTTGAATTGATTGTATAGCCATTCACTCTTAGCCAGTATGGTTTTGAAGTCGCGCAGCGCACCAACTTTCAAGTTTGGTAAGTCCTGCCCAACAATGGTAATGACACAGCCAGCATCTACCAGGGCGTAGTATATAAGCACCTGCACGATGGTATATGTCTTACCGCTGCTGGTGCCGCCTTGGTTGATGTACGTGCGTATTCCCTCTTCGGTGTTCGCGCGAAACAACTGGCCTATTACCTTGAATGGCATCATAATTCAACACTCTCTTCGTCCTCAACAGGTGATACCGCAGCCTCAACAAAGCCGATTTCTATGCGCCCCTCAACATCCGCCTTGACATCGACGTATGTCTGATTGATGGCGCGCCGTTCCTCTTCCGTGGCTATCATACGATACAGGCTTAGCAGCTCGGCTGCCTTATTGCTCTTGCCCAGCTGCTTGCGTATCTCCTTTTTTTTGTTTATTCTATTGTCCTCGATAAGCTCGAATATCCGCTCGTATTCTGGCGAACTCTTCGGCCACCATCGGTATAGTGTTGCGCGCGTGATGCCCAGGCACACACGTACATCCTCAATGAAGAGGATGTCACCGCTTTTCTTAATAGCGCTAACCGCCTTCCTGAACATGCGCTCCCTATCCTTGTCTGTGTAGTTCATTCTTTTTTCGTGTTTAAAGTGTCGCTTAAAAACCTTTTTCCTACTCCTATTCCCTTTCCTCTCTCTTCCTCCTCTGACCATACCTCAAGCCTTGGCGACGGCTGCCCTTATGTTGGCTACGATGCCGCGAGGTGCATTCTGTTGTGTCTGTTGTGCCTGCTGGGGTAGGGCTAGTGTCCCTTGGTGTTGGCCGTGGGCTGCCTCATCGACTATCTCATCGTAAGTCCTCCACTTCCCGTCACTGCACGGGTATCGGTACTTCCCATCATTGCAAGGGTAGAATACAGGTAAGTCGTACAATGGCGTTACGTTAATAGTTTTCTTTTGTATCCTGTAATTTTTTGGCATAGTGTCTATGTCGCCCATAAGCTTGGCTATTCTGTCCATCGTGGCAAGCTCGTTTCTGAATTGCTCCAAATCTTCCGCCCTGAATATATTTTTATAACCCTGTTTCATGATGTACTTTCCGCCTTAGTTAAACAATTATTTCTGTAAATTATTATTGCTTACAAAGTTACGTATTTTAAAGCAGAAAAGCAAGCGTTTTACTTGGTATTTTGAAACAAAAAAAAACGGGAGAGAAAACTCCCTCCCGTTGGTTGTAATTCGCTGTGCTTTGGCCTTATCTTGACCGCGGTTCGCGGAATAAGTCTGTAATGTCACACTCCAACGCCTCCGCTATCTCGTACAGGCTGTTAAGTGTCGGGTTCGCGTTTATCCTAGAACTTAGCGCAAAACGGCTGATGCCCAATTTCTGCGCCAAGCCTGCTATGTTCATTCCGCGCTCGTGGGCTGCACGGACTACGTCTAGCCGTTTCATAACAAGCCCTCCTCCATAATGTTCTTGTCCTCCCATGCGCAGTACTGACAGAACCAATCGGCTACAGGGGCTAGAATGTTATTCATTATTGTCTCGCGGTCTGCAACTACATCCATTGTGGCGCATACGTGCAGTATTGCCACCTTATGTTCAACTGCTGCATAAGGGTTGACGTAAACAAATGTACGCTTAAGAATGTGTGGCTCGATGTACAACACTTCGTCCTTGTCCAGGACTTCAATAACGCTCATAGTGCGCGTATGTAGAATTACATTGCGCCCATGTAGTTTGCCGTTTGGCTTGTCGTCTTCAATAAAAGCAAATTCGGGAAGGAATAAGTCTCTTAGTTCTTGTTTCATTGTTTTATAAGTTTTATGTGGGGCGAACTTGCCACCCCACATGTTATACTAATAATCTGTATCAATAAGGGCAATCTCGTGATGCCATACGTCATAATGATAGCTGCAGCATTCTTTGTTGACAGTCTCAACCTGGCCACTTTCACGATGTACCACGACCGACTCGCATTCTTTCAAATTTTGGATGTATTCGTAAATGGTCTTATAGTATTCTAGATTAGCCTCCATTTCATCAAAACTATTAGCCTCTGCAAGAGTTCCAAGCACGTCTTCTTGCTTACAAAAATCTTCAAAGCTCATATATTCGTAGTGGTTGTAATCATCAGACAGGTAAACCTCGTACTCGTCAAAAGCGTTATACCTTCGTCCGATTTTTTCGTAAAACTGCCAGCCATCACGGCTGCGCAATTCCAATACTTCCAGCCCGAACTCTTCCGCGAGGTCTTCCGCCTGCTTGAAGTCTTCAAAGCCGATAATGGCTTTGTACTCTCCACTAGGGTAACCATTCATTCCCTGCGTTACCTCTACTATTTTAAGACCTTTATTTTCTGCCAATTTTATAAACTCATTCTTTTTCATATAAATTGCCCGTCATGCCGATAGCGCAGCTTTTTAAAGTTTATAATCCGTTCTTATCTTATTTCTTCAAAGTACACTTCTTCTTCCGTATCTACATCGTATATACTAACTATACCGCCCTTATAATCTTCGAAGTAGCTTTCATTAGTGCCGTTATACTTCTCGATATAATCCTTGCAATATTCGTAACTTGTGTTAAAGCCCTTGCTGTCGCTCATCTCATCGTTGTTGAAAACAACGTCGAACTTGTGGTTTTTGTTAATTTGCTTATTCATATCTTTTCGTCGTTGTTTCGGTGTGACACCCACCTTTTAAAATCGTTATTTGTTTATTTCTTACATTGCAAAGGTACGATAATAATTTATTTTGTGCAAGCATGATTACACATTTAACATTCAATTAACATTTAAGCGGCGTTTTTCGGCTGAATAAAACAAAAAAAACGGGGACACACGGCCTCACGGCCACGCGCCCCCTAACAGAATTATATGAGTGATAAGCTATTATTTTCTGCCGAAAAAATAATCGGCGTACAAGTCTTTGAACTTCGATATTGCGCACACCGCCTGCTCGTGACTGGCGAATGCCAAGGTATCGGGAATGGTGTGCGTACCGCTGCACTTGTTCGGCTCGATTATCGCGAAACTATCGTTATTATACACGTTACCAACCACCAAGTCCGCCTTGTCAAAAACTATCTTCTCGTATTCCTTCTGCGGATAGATGTACGCCGTAGGATAGTAGCGCACTTTATTCTCGCCAAAGTCGGCCTGACAATCACCATTTATGGCCGCCGTGACAATTCACAGCTTAATGTAGGCCAACACGTCATGCCCCACATTCTCGATAAACTCGTCGTACGCCTCTACCTCCTTCAAGTTATGACCCATCATATCCAGGTAGGCCATCCTATACGGATGGTTGGGGTTACGCATGTGCAGCACTTCCAGCGCATCTTCAAATGTATTAATATTCTGTAATGCCGAGAAATCGACCTTAATAAGCTTAAAATCGAATATAGTAAGGCGCACATTTTGCATGCAATGTTCAACAACACACTCATGCGCCTGTTCGCGCGTATCGAATATGCCGAGGGACATATTATTGGCCGTATCTACTAATCTGTATTTTATTTCCATTCCTATTGCTTTTATAAGTTTATCCAGTAATTGCCGCGGCATGTATCTGCGGCATAAAATCTTCCATCATCTGCAATATCTCGGCGTGCCTGGGGCTATCGCCATTACACACACCGCGCGACTGCACGACATACCAATTCTTCGTATTGACCTCGATTGTCTCGATACGCTCTCCGCTGTCCGCCTCGCGTGCGGATAGGATGAGGCTGTTTGGATGGCGTTTGGCATCGTAATAGCCCATATCGCACACACAATGGTGCATTGCCTCTCCCTCTTCCATAAACTCGTTTACAGACCGCAGCGGCTCGATGATAATGCCGTTACCCGAATATGATAAACCGAAATACTTGCACATGCGCTTTTTGTAGCCATTTTCTAATACGCTCAATTCCTTACGTTTCTCTTCCAATTCTCTTTTCTCTCGCGCCTTAGCAATGCGCGCCATCATGTTATCGTGCATTCTCCACACGTCACTGGGACACACATACTTTGGGCTATGCGTGTCAAGACCAAGTTCTCTACACGCATTCAACATATCGAACCATAAGCCAGCATCTCGCACAACATAACCATTGCGCACGCATATCCGTATGGCGTGCTGCCAGCTCGTGCGGTCGGCTATCATGCCCCCAGTATTCAGCCAATGTAGTAAAACGGCGTGCTGTCCGCACTTAACAAGTTCCTCCACGAATGGGTCGGTAAGCAGTCTCTTAGTCAACGCCAACGGGTCGGCATCCCTAGACCGCATCAGTGTGGCCGATATTCCATTACGCCGAAGTATTTGCGTAAAAGACATACGCGGATATAGATAATTCCCATAAACAGAGTAGACATCATCATATACGTACGCGCCATTACATCCTCCGTTGTGCTGCCTAATGCTCATTGGCTCGTCGAATTTCCAATGAAAGTAATTGAAGCCACGCGCACAGCCGTGACCGACGACGACTTCCTTGCCGTCCTCCGCTATCCAATTTTGAAATACCTCTATAATTCGATATTCCGTATCTTTTGACACGTCATTCTCGCGCTCCGCCTGAATAGTGCGGAATACCTGCCAACCCTTGTACGATTGTACGATTGTACATAGTGCGGCATCTGTTGTCTTAGATAGTTTAGCCACCTGCGATAGGTATAGCTCAACACCACATTTTGGGCATCTTGAGAAGTTTACGCGGCCTAACCTCTTCACCCCGTCCGTCAATAGATGCACATTGCCGCAGCATTGACAGCGCACAACTCCGTCTTCTGTCGAGTGCGGCGCGCGCCGCATAAGACCGATATTTCGGAATGGTCTACTTTTCGCCCAACGCGTGGCTGCATCGCTAATCTGCGGTAATTCGCTAGACAATGCCAATACTTCGCGCTGTATTCTCGTCTTCGGTTTCATTATTCTTTTTCCTTTTGTGTGGCCAACTATCAGCCGAATAAGTCCAATTGCATTGCGTTCTCTTTCTCGCGTTTCTCGCGCAGCTTGGCCATCCGCCGTTCCTCGCGCTCTTTCTTCTGCTTGGCTTTTTTCACTTCGTCGGCTTTCCGTTTTCCTTCCAAGGCCTGCTGCTGACGTCGCACCGCCTCTTCGTGTATCTTGGCCTTATTCTCCTCGGACACGTCCGCCGCAGTGTTGACTGCGACACGGCTAACGTTGTTCGCATCACTCCCAGGGTCTTTCAGCTCTTTCTCGTCAATGAAGTGGCGCGCCATGCCGTATATCTCGGCATCGTCAAAACCACACCGACCAGACTTGCTTACCTCCGCCATGATATAGTTACACACGGCCTCTGGCGTTTTTTCTGGCTGCGTTACCATCTTCATGGCAAAATGCTTGTCTTTCTCACATTCGGACTTCAGAAACTCCGAAATCGTCTTTATAAATAGTTCACTTGCTTTCATTTTGTTTTGGTTTACGAATAATCTGATGTCGATAAAACCGCGGCTCTCGCATTCGCAGAGCAATTGCCAGTCCTCATGCCGCACCATCACTGGCCACGTGCCGTTTATCGTCATGGCCTGCTCAAAGCAGAACCGCTCACGTATGGCGCGAATAGCATCCATATCGCGACTGCGATAGTATATCGTGACAAAGTACATAGGTCATCATTATTCGGCCGCAGGTTTCCACCCCTCGGCCACCATACGCTCATACTCCTGGCGCGATACAGACCGCGCCAAACTCTCGCGGTACTCCTTCTCGCGTCTTCGTTGCAACTCGCGGTCAATTATCAGCGCCCTATCTTCACAGAACTGACGTAATGCACGCGCAATATAGGCGAGGTCAATGCAGCCGTACACCTTGCCATAATCGCCGAACTTCATACACTGAAAGAACAGCATGAACTCGGCCAATTTCAGATATTTATACTTGTTGTACAGCATCTCGCTAATCTCGGCCAATGCATTAATATCTAGCTTATTATCTTCCTTGATGCCTACCATATTTTGAAAATTGGTAAGCATTGATATTAACCAATTGACTGCCAATCGATTGCCATAAACATTGCTCACCTGCGTTAGTGTCGGCGTTCCGCCCATACAACACTGTGTGGGGTCGGCGGTAAGTTCCAGCTGTTTGCTAGCGCCCCACCTCTGCAAGAATGCCAAACACTCAGCCTTACTCTTCTTCAATTGAAGATATGATGTATTGCGCGGCCTGGATATTTCTTTCGCGCCGTTTGTCAAGCTCTGTATTATCTCCATATCGCGTTTTTGCTTGTGTTAGTTTTCTCTTTCCATTTGTCAGCCAGCGGTTAACCATGCTGTCTACATTCTTTATCCTCTGCCCTGACGACGTTAGCCAGCCTTGGGCATCGTAATAATAAAAAAACTCCTTAGCCTCATCCGCCGTCCGTCCGTTCATGGCGAACAGTCGCTCCACCTCCTCGAATGTCGGGGGGGGTGGTTCTTGCCTTACCACCTTCGGCCGTTTCTCTTCCTTGAACGGAATGAGTATCTGGCCATCCTGTTCGGTCTTCGGCCTACGCCTGGACTTCGGTTTTGGCTTTGGCTTTGATTTCTCTTCTTTCGGTTGAGGCTTGGCCCAGTCCTCAACCCCTTTGTTTACGGACTTCTCCACATCGGGCTTAGGGTCGCGCAGCTGTATCTTGGTCCTATCGATTACGTACGTCGGCGGCTTTCGTCCTGCGCCCCTTTCACAACCGATAACGCCCTTGTCCGCCAGACTATCGCGCCAACGGCGCACGCTGCGCTCGTCTGCGCCAAGCATGCCGCATAACGTGGCATTGTCCACTGGCAGGCGGTCTGGAAATCCTTCGCGCCCAAATAGAGTCAATAATGCAAACCAAAAGGCGGTCTGTCCTATATCAAGCCCCAATGCGTTAGCATTCGACCAAAAGTCCTCGATATAGTCGCTGTAACTCATAACTCTAGATATTCGTTAACCTCTTTTTGAAAATCGTCAAACGAGCGACATATAACATACTTATTGCGCATCTTCCTCGCAAGTTCCATGAACACGATCTGCGCGTCCGATTGCTTACCCTTGGCCGTCTTCATTTCAATACACAACGAGGCGTAACCGCCTTTGGGTATCAGCAGTATGAGGTCGGCCACGCCTGCGCGCGCGCCCTCCTCACGCATGACACGCCCAGTCCACACGTTGCGCGCCCCACCATTTGGGACACTGAAAAACAGCGGCTCGATGCTTGGAAAACGCAAGCGAAACCATGCCACGCATTGCTTTTGAATTTGGCTCTCGGTTAACTTCATAACATTAATATTGACCTTTGAACATGTCCAACGCTGCGTTCATCACCATCTGCTGCATCGAAACCTTACGCTCCTCGATGTCCTCGATAGTGCCAGTTACGCCGTTGGCTATGTCCTTTTTTGTTTGAATGATATTGTACATATATTCGTCTATCGTATTGCTGCCAAGTAAGTAAGTACACGTTACCGCGTTCTTCTGGCCATTTCGATGCGCCCTATCCTCCGCCTGGCAGCAGTCTGAATACGTCCAGGGGAACTCAACAAACAACACGTTAGACGCGGCCGTTAACGTCAACCCTGTACCACCACTTCGATAGTTAAGAATGATTAGTCGCGTATTCTCGTCGTTTTGGAAAGCATCTACGCTGCGCTGCTTGGCCTTGTCGTCGTCCTCGCCAGTGACCGTCACCGCGTCGGGAAACTCGGCCTTCAAGTCTGCCACGACCTGCTTTAAGAAACAGAATACAATAAGCTTGTCGCCGCCGTCAATTGTATTGTGGATAATCTCCGTGGCGGCCTTTATCTTACCTTTGGCAGAGATTTGTTTAAGCAATCCCATCTTAACCATCACTTCACCGCGTAATGCACGCTCCAGCTTGGCATCGTCTGCATTGCGATACTCACGTAAGTAAGTAATCATATCGCGCTGTGCCTCGGCATACTCCTTACGCGTATCAATGTCCACGTTCAGATAAGTGCGCGTTTTGTCTGGCAACCACTTCAATACGTCTTTTTTTTGCCGCCTAAAAAAGCACCATTTGTTAAGCAAAAAGTTCAACTCTTTAACGTGGCTAGCCCCATTATTACCGCCACAATAACGCTCGACAAAGCGGTTATAACCTCCGAAGTCTTCTAGTCTTCCCATGATGTTAAGAGGCATAATAAGGTCGAAGTTATTGTTAACCACTGGCGTACCAGTCAAGCCAAGCACATACTCCTTGCCCTGGCATATTGCCTTAACGAACTTGGCCTGCTGCGTTCTGCTGCTCTTACACTTGTGGAACTCGTCGATAACGACGGAGCGAAACAGCTTGATACGCTCGTCAAAGTGTACACCGCGCAATTGAAACCGCGGACTATCGCTCATTTTAGTCACAAAAAACTTCTTCAAACTCTCGTAATTGACGATAAACGCCTTGGCCAGCGGCTCGCCATTATGGTTAATCGTGTGCCAGAAGTTATGCCAGGTAGCCTTGTTCTTGTCGTCAAGAATGACGGCCTGCACTCCGCCGAACTTCATAAACTCGCGCTGCCAGTTCACCTTCAACGCCGTGGGGCATATCACCAAGGCAGGCCACGCACCACTCGCTGTAAGTGTGCCGATAGCCTGTGCGGTCTTGCCAAGGCCTGGTTCATCGCCCATAATACACCGCTTGTGTTCCAGGGCGTAGGCGATGCCCTGCCGCTGGTATTCGTACGGCTCTAATGTCATGTTGTGCGGTACGTCGAGGTCAGGAAGTGGCGGCACCTCGTAACTCTCGATAGGCTCTTCGTCCTTCTCCCAGCACACGCCGCTGACATAACCCTTTCGCTTAGCCCAATCAGCCATGAGGTGTAGGTATTTCTCGAAATCGGGGTGAACCTCCCAAAATTTCTCACCATCTGTGCACTTGTAATGCACAGATGGAATGCGCTTTACGCACTCAACGAGCCGCGGATGGTACGAGAACAACACCTTATAACAGTTCGGAGTGCGCACGTAGCGCATTACATTAGCGGTCATATTAATTCATTTTAACATACTTTGCCTTTCGCCATATCTTCGCTTTATCTTCGACAGGCGGCACCTCGTCGGCCTGCACGCCCTTAAATGGGTCGTCCTCATCCTTCTTCGCTTCGTCCTCGGCAAACTCCAACGTAGTTTGTATGTACTTCCACTTTTTCTCCTGGACGTACAGCTTAGCCTCGTTTTTCAAGCCATCGATCGCCAAGAACAAAGAGATATTGTATTCGTACAGACTTTCCTCCAAGTTAACCTTGGGACTGACAAGCTTAATAACTTCGCCGTTATCGGTTACACGCTGGCCGCACAGGATAATATCCTTCGCGCCTATCGTTACGCTTGTGACACCGATACGCCTATACACGTTATCTTTTTCATTGTTTTCTTTTTCTCTCTCCAAGGCGAATAACGTCTTCCCGAATGCCTCGCGCTGTTCGGTCAATAACGCCAGGTGTGGTATTAATGCGCGGAACGCGTTTAATACATCAGGGTGAACAGCATTACCCCCCGACAACGTAATGGTATCGCCATCAGTATTCGTATACGTGGCGTTAAGGGTATGGATGTCCGTTATGCCTATTTTTTTAAAATTCATATTTTCTAGCTTTTAAATTTATTGTAAAAATCTTCAAAGTATCTGTCTTCGGGAATAGGTAACGTTATTCCCAGCTCGGTCGCGGCATCCGCCTGTATCTTCTTCAAGAAATCGGCCATCTGTACAGTATTGAGCATTGACGATGTTTGATATATCTTCTCCATACGCTCACCCACACTCACGACCTTACACAAGAACTTCTTGCAATAATACATATACACGTCATTCTTAGCCGTGCCTGTTTCTTCCTCGATGCACGAGAACCATGACCACATGAGGTCGTTCTGCGCAATCGTGCGCCGCTCACTAGCACGCTTAACGCTGATGATATAGCGGCCATTGCGAAGTGTGGAGAAGAGAAAATCCAAGTCGGTATCTAGCCATACCTTCCCGTCCCTCTTCTCCATTAACACACTCTTCATATTCAGAATGGCAATCCGTCTTCATTCACGCTCGGCGGAAACTGCTGCGCGCCCTGCTGATAGCCGCCATATTGCTGCCCCTGCTGTTGATAACCGCCATATTGCTGCGGTTGTTGTGTCTGCTGCGCCTGTGGCTGTGGTGGGGTGTATTGCTGTGGCTGCTGCTGATAACCGCCTTGTTGATACTGCGCTTGGGGCTGTTGTGGCTGGGGCTGTTGTTGAGGCTGCACCCCTTGCGCTTGGGGTTGGCTCATCAATGTAAACTCCTCTACCACAATATCCGTGGTTGGGATGTCAACACCCTGCGCGTTTTTATACGTACCGTACTCGATACGGCCAGTAACGGCGCATTTCATGCCCTTTTTAAGATACTTACCCATCGTGTCGGCCATACCGTTCCACCCTACGCAATGATGCCATTGCGTACGCTCTGGCACGTCCGTGCCGTCCTGTTTTTTATAACCTCCGTACGAGGTCGATAGCGACACACGCGCATACTTAACGCCGTTCTGCGTTGTGCGCTGTTCTGCGTCACTGCCAGCATAGCCGACAATGAACGCCTTGTTAATAGTCTTACTCATAACTGTAAGTTTAGTTTTTTTCTTCCTCTACCGCCTTAACCACTAGGCTGCCTTTGACGCTAACGACCTTTTTACAAGCCTCGAAAGCATCTGGATAAGACGCTTTCAGCTTAGTGCTGTCGACACGCTCTTGCGTGCTGTCCGCCTTGCGTGTCAGGATAAGTGCGCCACCTGTCCATTTTTTAACACCATCTGACACCATGCGCTCGTACAGCTTAGTTTTAATCTCGTCCTTACGTTCACTTAGCGTCTTAATGCTAACCTCGATATTGGCGAGTTCCTGTTCCATATCTGTACAGTCATCGGGCAATGGTTCTTCTTTCAGTCCATCATCCTTGGGGAAGTATTTCTCGCGCAATGGTGTTGGGTCTTCACCTACCAAGTACGCCTTCATAATGGCGGTACATGCAGCCTTTGGAATGCGTTCTAACTCCATAAGCTGTGGCTTACCATATTGCGCTTTTGGTAGCCATATAACATACAGTTTACCCACCTTCTTACCGCGGTTGTTCTTCTCGAATAAGGCAGCATATATGGATAATTGCAAGGTGACATTCTGCACGTGTATCTTAGACGTGCATTTTATGTCGCCTAACGTATAAAGGCCGTCCGCATCGGGTTCGAACACCTTGTCAATGCTTGACGCTATGGCTGCGCCATCGTCGACAAGGTATTCACTTTCTAGGGTTTTCAGCCCTGCATCCGACAATAGGCGGATGTAACCCTGCACCTCCTCCATATTATCACCCACGCCCATAGCGTCGTATAATTCACACTTAGCGTGAACCAACGAGCCATGCTCGGCAGCCACGTTAAGGATGTGCGCTGGTATGTCCTTGTAGGTGTCGGGGAATAGCCATTTTACGATGGCTGTAACACCACCCAACTTCTTATCCCCTAACGTGTAGGTGTGCGCGGTAGGGTCGAATACTACCGCGCTTCTCTTCAATTCTGATTTATCCATTTTTATTGTTCCTTAAATTCAGCCTGCTTAGCAATACAAGCATCGATAAACTGCTTGCATCCTCCCAGTTCTAGATTTGCATTATAAATAGCAATTAGTTCTTTTCGCGTCTTGGCCTTATCGACTTGCGCCAATACACCCCTTAACTTTTCATAGTCAACGTTTTTTTGTTGCGCCTGCGGTTGGGTGTTCTGCGGTGGCTGTGCCTGTTGTGTCATTTGGGGTTGTTGGGGCTGTTGAGGCTGTACAGACCCAAACGAAAATCGTACAGTCCCCTTATCATCCATAATGACAAGGCGCGAAACATTCCTGTTATCATCGTAGGCAATATCGCTCACGTGAAACTTCACGCGCGGTTGGCTCTTGCCGTATGCGTTCGCTTTCCACTCATTTGGGTTAAGGTTAACCCAAACAAATGGACAAGAGTACAGCTCGCGTCCTACTCCCCAATTAAAGCACGCGCGTTTAAACGCATCAGATGCACGTCCTTTCTCTTTCTCGGTGTTGCTTTCTGTGCCGACATCTTGTTTGCCGACCCACTCGCCCTTCTCGTTCCTGATTGAGACAGTACAGAAGAGTTGGCCGTCGATAAGCTCGTGTTTACGCTGCCAATTCTCTGCGCCCACCACCTCATCGAGTAGGCGCATGTCTACACGCGCATCTTTGTACATCAGAAGACTAACGCCCTTATCCGTAACAGTGCCGACGCGACACTCTATTTCGTCGGCACGCAAAGTTCTAAATTCATATACCATAAGTTTTTATTTTGGGTTTAAGTGGACATTATGGAATTGAACCACATCGGCCTATGCACCCCCATGCATTAAGTGCTTCGCGCTACCATTCGCGAACAGCTAGATGTCCATAAAAAAGCGCGACATATCTCACGACACGACGCGCAAACAAAAACTATCAACTATTCTTATAATATAACCTAAACTTAATAATCCTAATACCATTTGTTAACGCGGTGGAATTGAACCACCAAGACAATCACTTGTCCGCACTCCTGCTGCGCTAATCAAAAAAAATAATAAAACTAAATAACTTAAATTCTACCAACATACGTGTTAACCCTTATTCAATCTCTTCACGCTTAAAGCCACAACGACCACAGCCACGAGTGACACAAGCGGATGGTGCTCAACAATCAGTCCGCCCACCATCATACCTATAACGATGGTGTGTGTTAAGATAACATCACGCCTTGTTATGCGCTCGCCTGATATTCTTGAAAAGAACATACTACGGCCATCGAGCCAGCTACCTAATATTTTTTTACTATTCATTTGTTTTACTTTTTTTCGTGTATTTCTCAATCTGCACGCGCATTTCTCAACACGTCCGCGGCGTTTATCCGCCAACGGCCATTTTGGGCGGTGTCGTTTCCTTTGGTGGCGCGAACCTTACCTGCCCTTATCAGATGTTCAAGCCTCATCTTGCCACCCACAATTCGAGCAGCTTGGTTCTGGCTTAACTCCTCACGGTTCATAACGCGCATTATGGCGTTATACCGTATATTTTGAAGTTCTTGCTCTTGCATTATTTCACCCTCTCTACTACAATCTCATTCCCTGCCCATTTCGTTGTAAACGAGAGAATTTTACCCTCTTTCTCCGTTTGTCTAAGCAGTTTATGAATAGTATTCCTAACAGAGTCCACACGGCGCATTGGCCACGCTTCTACATCTCCAACCTCCATGAAGCGAAGGACGTTTAAAATTGGCTTTTTCAACGATTTCAAATACTCTTTTTCTTCTTGTTCCATCATCTTTTATTTTATTCCAGTTCGTGACAGGCTAACCAATGAAGGTTTGTTTTCGACTACTATTGTACCGATATGCTGCCGAATACGACGACGCCTGTCTATCAATTGAAAAAGCATTGTTTCTTTTCTTAGCTTATCACTTTTTTCCTCGCTGCTTGCCTCGACCCCAATGGGCTGCTTGCTTCTACGATTGGCCTCTGCATCGGTCCTATGTTCGGAAAACCTCCGTGAACCTTACAGCCCCATCAGGCAGGGGAACCACCGCACATGCGGTTCTTATTTTTGCACAAATATTTGTGCGTTTAGAAACTTTATTAATATCTTTGTTTCTGATTTATGATGCAAAGATACAAACAAAGTTTCAAATTATGAAATATTTTCGTTCAAAATTTGCATCTAAATTTCAAAAAAGTCTATAACTTATTGATAATCAATTAGTAATTTTATAACCACAAAAGCACGAAATTTATGTTCACGGAAATAATTATCGGAAATATCCGTAAAATCATGAATGAACGGAGGTTAACACAAGCAGCTATGGCGGCATACCTAGATACCTCACCATCGCAATTCAGTAAGATTTTGAACGGCTCTGTACAATTGAGCTTAACTCAACTTTCAAATCTTGCACATGCTCTTTCAATTCGGGAAATTGATATTATCACATATCCCGAAGTGTACTCTTCGGCTAAATCACTAGAAGACGACAGCACGGAGGCCATATTGCAGATAAAGCTACGGAAAGATAAGAAAGAGCAGGTTATGAAACTTATTTTTGGCGATAATGACATAGAAATATTGAACAAGTAAAAGAAATATTATGACAGGAAAGGAAGTAAAGGAAATTCTGTTATCAAACCAAGTAAATTTAACGCGGCTGTCCGAAAGGCTGGGAATATCACGGCAGGGGCTTAACACGCGCTTTTTGGCTGAGAACTTCAAAGATGCCTACCTCTACGAGATAACGGCCATAGTGGGGCGTGACCTCTTCGGTATCGGCGCACGGCGCGATGCGCAACCCATCCTCAACGTGTACGCGCAGGCGGATAGGGGAGCGGAACTCACCCCCGACAACTACCCAACTATCGGCCACGTGTCCGTGCCGTACTTCGCTGGGTGTGTCGGCATCGAATACCACAGCGAGGATGCAGCACCGAAGTACGCATCTGGTGATACAATCTTCGTACTGCCCACCGCTGGGACGATGATGGCAGGGGGAAAGTACCTAATCATTACGGCGGACACTAGGACCATACGGCTAGCCTATCCGTCGGAAGACAATACGCGCGTAAGGCTGTCCGCGCTCAACACGGCCACCAACGGCCGCGGCAAACGCATATACCCCGACTTAGATTTGCCGATAAAAGACATAATGGCGACATATCGGGTAATGGGTGCAATAACTAAGGGGTAA